AAACCAAGGTTTCCGGGAATGCAGCCATAACCGGATAAATCCGTAATAATCCCGTCATTACAGCAAACATGAGGGGAAACAATGGCTGTCATCGGCTATATCCGCGTATCAACAACTGACCAAAACAGCGATTTACAGCGAAACGCGCTCATCAGCATAGATTGTGATCAGATTTTTGAGGACAAAATGAGCGGTAAAACCGCTGTCAGGCCGGGACTGAAACGGGCATTAAAGGCCATTCAGCCGGGCGATACACTCGCAGTGTGGAAACTGGACAGGCTCGGGCGCAGTGTCAAAAACCTGATAGCCCTGATATCTGATCTGCACGAACGCGGCGCACACTTCCGGTCACTGACGGACAGTATCGACACCAGCACCGCTATGGGGCGCTTTTTCTTTCACGTTATGTCAGCACTGGCAGAAATGGAACGCGAGCTGATAGTGGAGCGTACGCTGGCTGGATTGGCAGCAGCGAGAGCACAGGGCAGAATCGGCGGAAGACCGGCGGCACTGACGCAGAATGACCGGGAGCAAATCGGCCGCCTGCTGGATAAGGGGTATTCCCGGCAGCAGCTGGCAATTATTTATGGTGTAGGGGTATCGACGATTTACCGGTATTTTCCGGCTGAAAGGCAGAAGAGAAAATAAAAAAGGGGGTGAAAGTTATTTCACCCCCTGCTGTGTTTATAACGACACCGGCAACATATCCATCAAATCGCTGAACTCCATCTCGGCCAGCCGTTCGCGTAGATCCTCACTGGCTTTCACAAGAGAAATACTGAATTCTATCCGCTTGGCTTTACCGTCTGAAAAGAACTCCGCCCGGCCTTCGTTCAGACCGTCCATGATGTACATACCGTAAATCATGCCGGTACCCTCAATCAGAGGGTAAGGCCGTCCGCGATAGGCGGCAGTACGCAGAAGTTCCAGCGAGATATCACCGCCGGTCACTTCCGGCAGCAGCACACCGTTCAGGGTAATCTTATCCTCACCCGCCCCGATATACTGCCAGCTTGCGGAACGGCCGACACGGTCATTTTTGGCATAGCGCCAGCTCATTGATCGCTGTAAGTTCTGGTAAGGTATGGTTTCCAGCATAAAAACAAACATACCGTAAATCATCATCATGGCGGTTACCCTATATCAGTGAGTTGTGACCGGCGGCGGCTGTCCTGAGAGCGTTTCAGTTTTTCCAGTTCCTGCCGTACCAGTGCCGCGATACTTTTCGCGTTTGCCATATCCACGCCGTGAAAATGCAGCTCAATTTTATCTCCTTCCTGTTTAATGTCCTGCCGTGCCGCCGGGCGCTGCATTTCCATTTTTGCCGGAGTGAAGTCTGACGCGGCAATATCCGGAGTCGGTACGCGCTTAAAGGCAGACGGAGAACGCACAGACGGATCCTGATACAGTCCGTCTACTGCTTTAATTGCCGGGAAGTTTTTAAAGACGATTTCACCGAGTTTATTCGGGTCTTTCGCCGCTTTCTCTGCCGGGCTGCTGAAGCCGGAGCCGTCTTTGTCTTTTTTCGCTGTCGGGTCATATACCCGTGAGCCGTAAGCGGCTTCTGTGGCTTCCTTCTGTTTGTTCTTTTTCTCCGCTTCTTTAATGGCTTCATTCCACGCGCCGGTTAATTTTTCCTTCGCTTTCCCGGCAACGCCTGAAACCTTTTTACCAGCACTGTCGATAAAGTCACTGGCACCTTTCGGCAGTTTCCACTTAGGCGTGAACAGGCTCATGACTTTTTCACCCTGGCCTTTCAGCTTCGCTGCATCCTCGGCGGAGAGTTCAACAGGCTTCATTTTGTTGATTTTATTTACGGCATCTTCGGCGGCTTTTGGTGCCATCCCGAGTTTTTCCAGAATCCAGCCGATCCCCTGAGCAACAAGCTCAATCGGGGCGAGCAGAGCGCGAATAGCAATGCCAACAACTTCACCAAATATTTTCCCTGCCTCAGTGCACTTTTGCAGGGCTTCGTCAGAGGCTTTAATCGGGGTAAATAATTCAGAAAGCCATTCCCAAACCTTTTTGATCGCCGTCCAGATACCATCAAAAACCGGTGCCAGACCGCCGAATACCGCGCTGAATGCCTCACCGAGCGGGGCAAGGGCAGTCATCAGACCTTCAAAGAACCCGCCGAAAAAGGCTTTTACGTGATCCCAGTATTTATAAATCAGCAGCGCCGCACCAACGACAGCGGCGACGACAAGCCCGACAGGGCTCATTAACAGCGAAAGGGCACCGGATGCCATTGATGCGCCGAGTTTTATCACATTAAAAAGCTTGCCGAATGCGCCAACCGCCCCCATCAATCCCTGACCGCCGGTTAACAGAGAAAGGCTCAGGCGCATAGCCGCAAACGGCAACATAACAGCGGCAGCACCTGCTGCCAGTGTGCCGAGAGCGGCGGTGACTGTGGCAATAATCAGACCGGCTTTAATCAGTGCAGCGGATAATTCAGGATGTGTTTTCATCCAGTTACCGATACTGCTGATTACATTGGTAATACCTTGCGCCAGATTGCGCAGCGGGGAATCAACGCTTTCCTGCATCTGAATGCCGAGGTCTTCCCAGGCAGATTGCAGTTGCTTCAAATCCCCTTTCAGGTTGTCAATTTTGACTTTGGCGTTTTTATCCGCTTCGCCGCCGCTGTTTTCGTTGGCTTTTTTGAGTTCGTCATAACGGCCGTTTCCGGTAGCGTCGATAACCGCACCCATGCCAACCATTGCTTCCTCGCCGAATATCTCCTTTTTAATCCGGATCTGGCTTGCCTGGTCGAATTGCTTCAGTGCCTTGCCGACATCTTTCAGGATATCCCCGGCATCCCGCAACTGGCCGTTAGAATCCCTGATCGATACGCCGAGCTGCTCCATTGCCTTCTGACCTTTGCCGACAGGGGCAACAAGGCGGGATAAACCGGCACGCAGTGACGTACCGGCCATTGAACCGCGGATCCCGTTATCAGCCATCGTACCGGCCATCGCGGCCATGCTTTCCAGACTGACCCCGAGCTGTGCGGCAACGGGCCCGGCATAAGTCATCGTTTCGCCGAGCATCCGTAAATCGGTGTTACTGCGGGTAAAGGTGGCGGTCAGAACGTCAGAGACGCGGTTCATCTGGTCAGCATCCATCTTGAACTGCGTCAGGACGTTTGAACCGATATCTGAAGCCTCGCCGAGATCCATGTCTCCGGCCAGACCCATGTTTAAAATTCCGGGCAGTGCCGCTTTAATGGCTTCCGGCGTGAAGCCGGCCATTGCAAGGAACTTCTGACCGGATGCCGCATCGGTTGCCGTGTATGCAGTACTTGCACCGAGTTCCCTCGCCTGGTCACGCAGCATCTTCAGACGCGGATCGCTTTTATCCAGGCGGGTCAGTGCCTGAACGCCGGACATGCCCTCATCAAAATCACGACCGGGAGCCATGACACGGGATGCGGCATACAGAGCACCGCCACCGGCAGCAGCGGCTGCTGCACCGCCCATTGCCATTTTGCTGCTCAGTTGTTTTGCTTTTTCGTACTGCGCCTGTGCCCGGGTAACGGATGCCAGCCGCTGGCGTTGTGCCTCAAGCTGCCGGTTATAGGCTTCGGTACGCCGGGTGATTTGTGCTGTGGCGTTATCACTGTTCCGGACAGATATTCCGTGCCGATACAGCTGCGCCGCCGCAGCCTGTAGCTTTTGCTTTTCACTGTCGAGGGAACGACCGAGGCGATCACGCGCCTGACGTGCCTGTTCCAGTGCGCGTTTTTGTTCTTCGGTGCGCTGATTTAATGCCGGGTAGCTGTCGCGCAGAGCCTGAACTTTTGCCTTTGCCTCTTCGTAAGCCGTGGTATTACGTCTGACGGACTGAGATAACCGGTCAAACGTTGCCGCCTGACCGGCCAAATTTCTGATATTGTTCTGAGTGGCTTTTATCTGAGAGGCGAAACCGGCGGCACTGCGCTGTGCAGCACTCACCGGTGAGGTAAAGTTATTGACGGCGTTTAGTGCTACCCGAATGCTGAGATTGCGATCTGTCATTCGTCCTGTCCTGTGCGTGCCGCCGCAAGGCCGTGCCACTTAATTAATTCTGAAATTGTCATTTCGTCATAAGCGGACGGCGGCCAGTGGAACACCACGGCGATATCGGCGATCAGGTCATCAATATCCGTGGTGGGTATTTCGGTGATTATTCTGCCGGTTCGTGGATCTCGTCGTCCGGGGCACTCGGCGCTAAAAAAACAGCTACCTCGTTAATCAGCTGATAAAAACACTCAACCGGCATTTCGGTAATTTCCTGTTCCGACAGGCGCGGCTGTGTCACGCGCGGCAGCAGGGTGATCATAGAGTTCACATCTCCGGTGGCGACTTCCCACATCTTCAGCCCGCGCAGGGTTCCGGCCTGACGCATGGCTTCAGTAATCGTGATTTCTGTGATTGTCTTGCCATTTTTCAGAGAGACAGGGCTTTTAAATTTAACAATAGACATAGCGATAATTCCTGTGAATAAACGTTGTAGTCAGCGCCACGGCGTGACGCTGCGGGTCAAATTAATGGCCGATATTGGCGCGGTGCTCTGCCAGGCGATCCACGCCGTCAACGATCCATTTCATGTTGATTAAATCCAGCTCGAAAATGTCCTGACCATCAGCAGTGATTTTGCAGTAGGTATTTTTCAGCGTGTATTTATGCTGGGTGTTATCCCCGGCTTTCGCTGTGCCCTGGTCAAGTTCGTTAAAACGTCCGCGTGTCTGAATTTCATATGCGGTTGTCTCACCGGTGGCATCGTCATAATAGGAACCGGCAAAACGGAATTGCAGGCTGTCAATTGTGCCGCCCCACTGTTTGATGAGTTCAATATTTAAGCCACCCATTGCAACGTCCATGTCGAGCGCCCCGGCATCAAAGCCGAGATTGACCGCCACGGCACCGAGCATTCCGCCACCCTGATAATCTTCGGTTTTCATCGTCAGTTTAGGCGGCGTCACCTCTTCTACTTGTCCAAGGTAGGTCTGACCGTTAATAAACAGGTCAAACATAAAGAGTTTTTTAGGCATTCCCATAATTTACGCTCCTGAACCTAACTGATTGAATACCGCAAAATATTCATCGGTAAAGGTCTGCTCAAGGCCGAGGCGCTCAAGAGGCGGCACCGGCGTATATTTATATTTGATGATCGCGTGACCATCACGTAACTGTGTTGACGGGTTGTCGGCAGGGTCATACCAGCAGCTGAAGCCGAGTAAGCGCCCCTGAGTAACCAACTGATCCCCTTTCTTCTGAATGCCGTCGATAATGTCTTTAATCAGAGACGGGGTGAGCGGTTTATCAACGTATGAGAAATGGGCTTTGGCGATCATGTCTGCCAGTATTTGCGCGGTGCGGGTGTAGACTTCAAAGACATAAATCTCTTCGTCACACGTCCGGTTACCCCAGAAGCGGAACCCCATATTTTTTATCAGGGTGGTAATGCCTTTTTCGTTCAGGTCGTTTGCATCGGTGTCTTTGTCCTGTAGTGACCAGTACACATCCGCAGACATACCGAGAACGCCGTTAACCGGCACGTTGGATAATGATTTGTGCCAGCCCTGTTCATCGTCGATACGGGCACGCAATCCGGCCGCCACCGCAGGCGCAGGAATAATTTCATTTTTACCGGTTTCGCTGTTGTAGCCGATCCAGTCCGGGTAAAGCACCATCACTTCACGCTGACTGAAATCACTGCGGTATTCCTTCGCCTCGGCAATCGTGGTGCAGCCGTTGCCGTTGGCGGACACATAAGCGAATGCGCTCAGCTTATCGGCAAAAACAGCCATTTGCAGCGCCACAGGCTTCGTGTCGAGTTCCGGAGCAATCAGGATGCGCGGTTGCTCGTCTGTCTTGTCTTTTGCCGTCAGCAGCGCATACAGGCCGGTATAGCGGCCATCGGCACCATTACCGCCGATAACAAGCTGATCCTGAGTCTTGGCTGTCTCGCCCTCTTTGGGCTGGATATTGGCAGCGTCTGCCACGCGGATAACAATCACTTTCGGGCTGCACTGGTCAGAAATGGCTTTCAGGGTTTTATACAGGGTGCCGGTTTTACCTGCTTTCCCGAGTACTGAACGGATACGGGTTACAAGTACGGGGGTATCAAGCGGAAACTGTTCCGCATCAGCATCATCACCCGTGCAGACAACACCGATTACAGAGGTGTTTATATCGCGGATCAGGGTGGTGAGTTTGGTTGTCTCTTTGACTTCCACGCCGTGATGATAAGTCATAATTCAGCCTCACAAAAAAAGAAGTAACGCTATTGTCATGATAAAACCCTGCTAAATCATGCGCTTTCACTTGTGATATCCGTGTGACAAGCAAAAGCGGTACAGTCACGCGCGCGCGATGTGGGAAAGTGTCCGCATAAGGGGGGCGCATGTTTGAACAATATTTTGATCCGGAACTGGTAAAGCAACCGGCCTTTGATATCACTATCGGCGGAAAGCAGGTGTTAAGCCTGAACGGGCGCATGATGGGATTGACACTGACGGACAACCGGGGCTTTGAGGCTGACACGCTGGAAATCACCATTGATGATACTGACGGGAAAATAGAGCTGCCGCCGCGCGGGGTTGAGGTCAGTGTCGCTATCGGCTGGCGTGGTGAACCACTGACGCATAAAGGCATTTTTACCGTGGATGAAGTAAGTCACTCCGGGCCGCCTGACCAGTTAATTGTGACAGCTCGGTCTGCGGACTTCCGGCAGGACTTCAACGTTAAGCGCGAATACAGCTGGCACGATATCACTGTCGGTAAGGTGGTCAGCGCTATCGCAGGGCGCTACAACCTGACACCGGCAGTCAGCCGCCAACTGATTGATATTGAAATAGACCACGCCGATCAGACCAATGAAAGCGATATCAGTTTTCTGTCACGTATGGCTGAAATGCTGGGCGCCATTGCCACTATCAAAAACGGGAACCTGCTGTTTATCATCCCGAACCGGGGGCTGTCAGCCAGCGGCAGGCCGATACCGGAAATCGTGATCACCCGTGACGGCGGCGATAAGCACAGCTTCCGCGTGGCTGACCGGGACGCTTACACTGGCGTAAAGGCGAACTGGCTGGATCTCAACTTCGGGAAAAAACCGGAAGCCAGTGTGAAGCGGAAGAAACGTAAAAGTAAAAAACCGAAAAAAGAAAAGAAAGAAAAATCAAGCAGTAAAGAGGGTGAATATCTGGAAGGGGCAGAGGGTAACGTTTTTGTGATGCGTCAGACCTTTAAAACAGAGACAGCGGCAAAACGGGCGGCTGCGGCAAAGTGGCTGAAACTGCAACGCGGGGCGGCGGAGTTTTCTATAACGCTGGCGCGTGGCCGGGCAGACCTGTTTCCGGAAATGCCAGCCACGGTAAGCGGCTTTAAACCGGTGATTGATAATCACAAATGGATTATTGCACGGGTGGTGCATCAGATAGGTGAGGGTGGCTTTCAGACACAGCTTGAATTAGAGCTTAAAATTGATAATGACAATATGGTGGATGGTGATAATTCAGACAACTAATTTAACGTGATATAATTAGGACAGGCAAACCCAAGAACCAAGGTTTTACAATGGCGTTTAATTGTCCAAAATGCGGCGCCGCGTCCTGGACTCGCACCAGCGAGCCGGTAACTGAAGAAACGAAACGCAGCTATCACCAGTGTCAAAATATACTGTGTGGCTGTACTTTTACTACCCTGACCAGCGTCGAACGGTATTTAACAAAGCCAGCCCCGCAGCCACTGCCGACAGGATTCCGCCTGCCGGAGAATGCGTTTCCGAAAAGCCATTACGGCGAAAATCAATTAGTATTGCCGATGTAAAAATAAAGCCCCTCAATTTGAGGGGCTTCGTATATCTGGTTTAAATATTATTCGTAGTCGAAAGAAATAATATCCCCTGTGTTGATATCAACTTTTGCCACGGCTCTCTGTTTTACGGTGGCGTTATATTGATTCTTCCCGGTAAAGGTTGTTATGACTGTGGCAACCGGTGGTTTTGCGCTGAGATCCATTCGGTAGGTTGTCGATTCGTGGGAATAGCTGCGGCTATCATTCATATCATTTTTAATCTGTTTTTCTAATGGCCGGTAAGAACCGTCAAAAGAAGAAAATTTAGATACGAAGTTATCTAGGTTAACACGGTCATTCAGTGCGCTGACAGAACGGTCAAAGTCAGCTTTACACCAGCCGAGAACCTCGGCCAATGTCAGATCTGTATTTTTCGTGTAACTCATTTGACTGAGGCAGCTATAAAAAATATCGAAGTGAGAACCATCGAACGGCACACTTGCCAGGTAGTTTTTAACAATATCCTGCCGGGTCGCCTGAGCCTCATTGCGGTATTCTTTTAATGTCATACGCGGGTATTTGAATGCAGGGATTTCGGGCTTATTGGTTACTGCTGCTGTTTCGTTTTGCTGCGCCTGTTTTTCTTCTTTTTTATCGGGAGATAACTGCGAGCCAATGACGGCAAAAACCAGAAACGCGCCAAGATAAACCAAAGCAGCCTTGCCTCTGCCGGGCATTTTAACGGCCTGTGGTTTGATCATTCCAATAACAAAAGCCAGGAAAGAGACAACCGCAATCAAGAAAATAATATTTTCCATAGAGTCACCATCGGTTAAGTAAAGTTAAACAATTAGAGCCGGTACATTGAACAGGCAGGAAGAGATAAAGTAAAGCCCCGGGGGACAGGGGCTTTTGTGGTATGTGGTCAATAATGGTCGATAGTGGACAGTATATGGACACTCAGTAATTTACACTTATATATTTCAATGAGTTAAGCGTAAAAACTGAACACCATCCCTGTCTTTTACAGCCCCTCACGAGGGGCTTTTTTTTTGCCCGTTTTTTGGCGCCGGAGATGCCGCAGATAAAAAAGCGGCCTTGCGGCCGCCGTAACTGAATCACAACGGGAAATTAAAAGTTGTAGCGCACGCCGATATTGCCGTGCAGCGGCGATTCTGTTTTGTCGCCTTTGCGGTAATCGATTTCCGCATACGCCTGAATCTGCGGTGTGAAACGGACAGTCAACCCGCCGCCGGCTTTCAGGCTGTCACCGGAGAAATCGGTGTCGAACGTATTGCGCTGGTTAATGGTCACATCATTATTACTGATAAACTCATGTTGCCAGGCCAGTGTGGCGTAAGGGGTGATGATCACCTGATTGTTCAGGGTGAAATCTTTACCCGCGTGCAGGCCGAGTTCGGATTGCAGGGACTGCTGTGCATCCAGTTTTGCCTGCATATTATTGTTCAGATGAACTGATTTGCTGTCCGCACGCATATAGCTCAGGCGGGCATACGGTTCGGCCCAGAAGGCTTCCGGCAGATCAAAGGTGTAACCGGCCTCTGCGGATGCACCGTAAGCATTCTGTGAATAATCTCCGCGGATGCTGCTGCGGTTGGTGGAAACCGCACGTAACTCATTATTGAAATGGTTATATTTCAGCACACCATCGAGGTACCAGCCGTTATCTGAGAACCAGGTGGCATAACCACCGGCAGTAATACTGTCGATGCTGCTTTCGCCGCCGCGCTGATGCTTCAGTTTGACATCGTTATAGCCGGTAAAGACGCCGAGCAACAATTTGCCGTTTTCCAGCGGGACAGATTTATCCGCACCCAGCTCAAAACCGGCCTGATTCAGTTTAAAGTGTGTGTGTCCGGTGCCTGCACGGGTTCTGTCGCCGGTCAGACGCACCCAGACACCCGCATCGCCCTGATTATCCCGTAATTCGCCGCGGCGGAACCGCAGATTGTCGAGTTCGTGATTAAAAATCAGCTGCGGCGCGGCAGCCATGGATAACACCGCATCGGTGGATGGTGTGGTTTTATCGTCCGGAACAACCGGCGGAACCGGTTTTTCAGGCTCGCCCGGCTCATCTTTCTGAGCTGCCAGATACCAGATTTTGCCGTCCTGCTCATCACGCTGATAGAGCGAGTACATATAGGTCCCGCCGTCCACCGCATTAATATTAGTGCCGTCGAGGGCGCTCAGGCGGAACTGCGCATTGCTGCTTTCGTCCGTGATTAAATCAAGACGTGCTTCATCCGGACGGATAATTTCAGCCCCGGAATCCTGTAGGTTCAGAGCATGATCACCACTGCCGTTACGGATGGTGAGGTAATCACCCTGTTGCTCCGCAATGGCCGTGTTCATATAGAATGTCTGGCTGCCGGAGAGATTTTCAATGATCAGATGGCTGTACCCGGCGTTGACCGGTGCAACAAACCGGACCTGACCCTGTCCGCTGAGCGAACCGGCAAAAGCGGCATTCCCGGTATCACCGGTGATCACCATCAGGGTGCTGTCCGGGCCGGATAAGATAACATTTTCCGCATAAGCTCCGGCATCCGCTGCCAGTTTGTCTTCTGAACCGGCAGTCAGCTGTACCTGCGACTGCTGATTAACAGTCGTGACGCCGAGGAGCTGTGCCCCTGCCGCCAGCCAGCTTTTGGCGCGATCATTCAGCGTGGTATCTGTCGCAGAGGAGCCGCTGTAAATACTTTGTACGGCGGTGTCATATAATTCGTTATTAATGGCTTGTCCGCCACCTTTAATAATCTGGGCGCCGCCGTTTTTTATCCGGTTAAATTCTGCAATACCGGCAGATGCAGATGCATTCTGATTGAAAATATATTGCTGGCCGCCGTCAACGGTTGTATTGGTTGCTTTGGAATCATCGACAACATATTGCCGTGCTCCGGCGTTTACGAGGGTATTATCGGCAAAACCTTTACCGTGCAGTTGCTGTAATCCGCCATCATTAATAATGGTGCTGTCCGCAAACCCGCCGGATTTCAGCATCTGAGCACCGCCGTTATTCACGACCGTATTCAGGGATTTACCATCCTGCTGGACATATTCATAACCGCCGTCATTGACCTGTGTACCGGTTGACTCCCCGCCCAGGTAAATAAATAATTTCCCGCCGCTGTTGACGATATTATTTTCAGACTTGCCCGGATCATCGGCTTTACCGGTATTACTGACATAAACGGTTCCGCCGTTGAGTACGGAATCTTTTAATGTTCCGCCGTCCAGAACACGGATTAATCCGCCGCTCTGAATATCAATACGGCTGCCGGTGGCCGGGAAACCGGTGTGATAGCCGTCCCAGGCAATATGGGTTGTTTTATCAATCCAGACTTCAGCGCCGCCCTGAACCTGAGAATCCTCAAACAGGCCGAGTACGCTGAGTTTACTGCCGCTCAGCATGGTCAGATTCTGAGCAATGCCGACATAATCTGTTGGCTTACCTTCTACCCAGGCACCAATTTCATAGCAATCATCAGCGGTCATTTCACCGGTGAAAGGTGCGCTTCCTGTCAGGCCCACATTTTTACGGCTGCCGCAAAATGTTTCTGCCATAACTAATGATGGTACGGTTGAACATAAGACGGCAATAATGGAAAGGTGTAAAAGTTTCTTTTTTGTTTTCATTAGTTATTCCCTGGTGTCGGTATATATAACGAAAGCCATTTCGTCAGACGGAAATGGTAAATTTAAAAGGTGTAAATTTTATTTATGAGATGAGTATCTTATTTAAGGTTTGTTTAATCAATGGGAGCGAAAATGCATATTTAAGTGATTTTTTTAAGATTCATTGACGGTAATGAATCTTAATACACATTATGAATGAAGCTAATCTGATGGTTTTTTTATTTCTTTGGTCAGAATAAAGCTCTGGTTATGTCTGTTTTTGGGTTATTTTTGTTATTTAAATTCCATATTTGATTTATCAGGGGTAATGGATATACCCGCGACATGCGTAATAGCGGCAGTGTAATAAATATTAATTTAGTATGACAAAATATTACTGATATCTGTTTTTCAAATCCGGCCATAAATTATATTCAATAATTGCAAAAAAATATTATATAAATTTCTATTGCATTATTTATGTCACGATGTGAGTAATGAAATAATTTCTTACGGTTTGTTTTTGTTAATTACATAATGTGCGGTAAATCCGGATATATATTCTTTCCCGGATATGCCTTTTATTTCAGATCCTGCTTTTGACCCCTGCTTTTCCGGTAACGCATTATTTGTGAAAAAAATGTTTCATATCCGCTAATTATTTTTTGTTTTTCGGGTATCCTTAACGGGTATGCTGAGTAATCCTGCGGTTATGACAGGCCTGTGTTTCCGGTGTCTCAAAATGACAAAAAAATCCGCAAAGATAGGTGCATCCGGCTAAACCTTATCTTACTATAGGATTAGGTGAATCAATTCAGCAATGCGTTACAGCAGTGAATTCCCGAAGCCTGACCGGGGAAGCGTGATAACATGCCGCTCAGGTTTTTCAGATTTACACATATTACATCTGCAAATCAGAGGTCATCATGAGCAAGAAGATCAAACGAATCGGTGTGTTGACAAGCGGTGGTGATGCGCCGGGCATGAATGCTGCAATCCGTGGCGTTGTCCGCGCTGCGCTGTCAGAAGGGCTGGAAGTTATCGGGATTTATGACGGCTATCTCGGCCTGTATGAAAACCGGATGAAACAGCTCGACCGCTTCAGTGTCTCTGATGTGATCAACCGTGGCGGTACCTTCCTCGGGTCGGCGCGTTTCCCGGAATTCCGTGATGACAAAGTGCGGGAAACCGCGATTGAAAATTTGCGCAAAAATGGCATCGACGCGCTGGTGGTTATCGGCGGGGACGGTTCTTATCTCGGTGCCAAAAAACTGACCGAAGCGGGTTTCCCGTGTATCGGCCTGCCGGGGACTATCGATAATGACGTGGCGGGAACCGACTACACCATCGGCTATTTTACCGCACTGGAAACCGTGGTTGAAGCTATCGACCGTCTGCGTGATACCTCCACTTCCCACAAACGTATCTCTATTGTGGAAGTGATGGGCCGCTATTGCGGTGACCTGACACTGTCCGCTGCCATTGCCGGGGGCTGTGAATTTATCGTTCTGCCGCCGAATGAAGTGGAATACAGCAGTGATGAACTGATTGCAGAAATCAAAGCCGGGATTGATAAAGGCAAACGCCATGCGATTGTGGCGATCACCGAACATGTCACCGACGTGTATGAGCTGGCGCGGCAGATAGAGGCGACAACACATCACGAAACCCGTGCAACGGTACTGGGGCATATCCAGCGCGGCGGCTCGCCGGTGGCGTATGACCGTATCCTGGCATCCCGCATGGGCGCTTATTCTATTCAGTTACTGCTGGAAGGTTACGGCGGCCGCTGTGTCGGGATCCAGAATGAAAAACTGGTTCATCACGATATTATTGATGCGGTAATGAATATGAAGCGGGTGTTTAAGAAAGACTGGTATGAGACCGCGAAGAAACTCTACTAAAAATCCTCGTCATCCTTCAGCCTGTGGCCGCGTTGGCTTCATTCATCGCCCGGGTCACATACTGATGTATGCTCCCCGGACTCTTCATTTT